GTCGCGGTTCTGCGCGGCTACGAAAAAATTCGCGACTGGGAAAAACCTCCTGCATGGGCTGAGCCGCAGGATCTCAACCCAAATATTCATGAAGGGGAACGCCCCAGGGAGATAACCGTGAAAAAAAACAAAACCGTTCAGCCACAAGTCAGGGCTGAGCCTGAGAAAGAAAACACGCTTTCCGGCAGCTGGCTGGGATCTTCCGGTAGGGGAGGAGGCTGGCTGTGAAGAAAGACGACATCTGGAGAACGCTGGTGATGGTGCGCCAGGCCTACCAGGACTCGCTGGACGGCAAGAGTATCTCTTTCACCGGCGTAAACGGTCGCGCCATTACCAACCACGATCCGAAGGCGCTGCGCGATGAGCTCGAATACTGGGAGCGTCGCTGGCGCGCGGTCAACAGCCGTGGTGGTTCGTACAAACTCGCTAACTTTCTGTAAGGCGTTCTATGGGCATTCTTGAAAGAACACTGAGGGCAATTTCCCCCGGGTGGGCCGCGGCACGCGAGCGGGATCGTCTCCGGCTTAATGCGTATGAAGCGGCAAATCCGTCACGGCTGCACAAGGCGAAAAAGCAAAGCCAATCGGCGGACACCGCTGTGTTTGCAGCAGGTCAGTCCCTGCGGGAACAGGCCCGGTGGCTTGATGAAAACCATGATCTGGTGATCGGCCTGTTCGACAAAATGGAAGACCGGGTGATTGGTGCCCACGGGATCCATGTTGAGCCTCAGCCCCTCGATCTGGAGGGGAATCTTCATTCCGATTTCGCCGGGAAACTTTCGGCGCTCTGGGCTGAATGGTCCGTGCGTCCTGAGGTGACTGGCATGTTCACCCGCCCGGAAGCCGAACGCCTGCTGCTGCGTTCAGCACTGCGTGACGGGGAAGTGTTCACGCAACTGGTCAGGGGGAATGTGCCGGGTCTGCAACATTCCACCTCCGTACCGTTCTCGCTGGAAATGCTGGAGGCGGATTTTGTTCCGTTCAACCTTAACAGCACCGCCGGCCAGCAGGTTCGCCAGGGCATCATCGTGAACGACTGGGGGCGTCCCGTCGGCTACCGCGTTTACAAGTACCACCCGGCAAATATGACGCGGTTCAGCGCTGAACTTAAAACCGTCTCAGCTGAAAACATGCTTCACCTTGCGCAGCGCAAGCGTCTGCACCAGCTGCGCGGTATCAGCCTGATCCACGGAGTCATTACCCGTCTTTCTGACATCAAGGATTATGAAGAGAGTGAACGCGTCGCCGCCCGTATTGCCGCCGCGCTGGGGTTCTATATCAAGCGCGGTGATGCGCAGTCTCTTGGTGACGACGGGGAGTTTTCACCTCCCGGCGGCCAGCGTCATTACGATATCGCCCCGGGCATGATTTACGACGATCTGCGCCCGGGTGAAGACCTGGGCATGGTGGAATCAAATCGCCCGAATGTTCACCTCTATGAATTCCGAAACGGACAAATGCGGGCCGTGGCCGCAGGCACGCGCGGCAGCTATTCCAGCATTGCCCGGGACTATAACGGCACCTACAGCTCCCAGCGCCAGGAGCTGGTGGAGAGCTTCGAAGGGTACAACGTCCTGCAACAGTGGTTTGTCGGCCAGCACAGCCGGCCCGTTTACCGCGCATGGCTGGCGATGGCGTTACTGAGCGGTATCAAAGTCCCGCCGGATGTGGATCCGAATTCTCTCTATAACGCGCTTTATCTCGGCCCGGTGATGCCGTGGATTGATCCGGGGAAAGAGGCTAATGCCTGGAAAGCCATTGTTCGTGGCGGTGCTGGTACCGAAGCGGAATGGGCACGGGCGCGGGGTAAAAACCCGCAGGAGGTTAAACGCCAGCGACTGCGTGAAACCGAATTTAACCGTCAACACGGGCTGGTGTTTGATTCCGACGCCGCCAACGACAAAGGAGCGATGCCAGATGCAACGGCAAAACCAAAAGACGATCGGCGCGAGCCGGACGATGATGATTAACCCCTGCGCCAGCCTGGCGGGTGTCGATGCGGCAAACGGTCAGTGCTGGTACGAAATCCGCGCGCTGTCTGCCGGGCGCGTCGAAATCTTCCTCTATGACGTGATTGGCGGCTGGGGCATCACAGCCCAGCAGTTCGTCGCGGACTGTAAAGAAGCCGGGGTGTTTGACGCCAGCGCGGTGGATTTACATATCCACAGCCCCGGCGGCGATGTCATGCAGGGATTTGCCATCTACAACACCCTGTCGCGGCTGAAAGCGAAAGTGGATATCTGGGTAGACGGGGTGGCGGCCAGCATGGCCTCGATGATTGTCTGCCTGCCCGGCGCCACGGTGCACATGCCGGAAAACGCCTGGATCATGGTCCACAAACCGTGGGGCGGGATCGCCGGGGATTCTGATGACATGCGCGATTATGCCGCGTGGCTTGATCGTAACGAAGCCCTGATGCTCAGCGCCTATATGAATAAAACCGGACTGGGGCAGGAGGAGCTGGAAGCGATGCTGAAAGCGGAGACCTGGCTTAACGGGGCCGAGGCAGTGGAGAAAGGTTTCGCTGACACGCTTGAACCTGAACTACAGGCTGCGGCCTGTGTGAATGAAAATAAACTGAAGGATTACCAGAACATGCCAGAACAGATTAAATCTCTTTTTGCGCCGCGCGCTGAAGCTCCGGTGAATCAGCCACAGCAGCCTGCTCCGGTACAGCAGCCTGCGCCGGTACAGGCGAACCTGAACCCGCCAGCGCCACAACAGCCCGCGCAGCAGATGACTAATATCGATATCACTGCGCTGGCCCAGCAGCTGCAACAGCAGATGCAGACGGCAAACGCGGAACGCGTGAACACGGTTTCCGCTGTTTTTGAGGCGTTCCCGACCTTCGCGACACTGAAGGCGGAATGTCTGGCCGACTTCTCCTGCACGGCGGAAAAAGCCCGTGACAGACTCCTCCAGGCGCTGGCGGCAGGAACTACGCCGAGTGCCGGTCCGGGTGCCATTCATCTTTATGCCGGAAACGGCAATCTGGTCGGTGACTCCATCCGTGCTGCGGTAATGAGCCGCGCGGGCTATGCGCAGGCTGAAAAAGATAACGCCTACAACGGTTATACCCTGCGTGAACTGGCGCGAGCTTCCCTTGTGGATCGCGGGATCGGTATTTCAGGCGCAGGGACTGCACAGGCGATGGTCGGCCTTGCGTTTACCCACAGCAGCAGCGATTTCGGCAATATCCTGATGGATGTGGCGCACAAGGCGGCGCTGATGGGCTGGGACGAGGCCACAGAGTCATTCGAACAGTGGACCCGTAAAGGTACCCTGACTGATTTCAAAACCGCGCACCGCGTCGGTCTGGAATCAATTGCATCGCTTCGCAAGGTCCGCGCCGGGGCGGAATATAAATATGTCACCATCAAAGATCGCGGCGAGCCGATTGCGCTTGCGACCTACGGCGAACTTTTCAGCATTGACCGCCAGACTATCATCAATGATGACCTGGACATGCTGACCCGTATCCCGCAGGCAATGGGCCTTGCCGCGCGTGCTACCGTGGGCGATCTGGTGTGGGCAGTTCTGACCAGCAACCCAAAAATGTCCGACGGCAAGCCGCTGTTCCACGCCGATCATGGCAACCTGGTCTCCGCCGATCTGAGTATCGAAGGCCTCGATACGGGGCGTAAGGCGATGCTGTTGCAAAAATCAGGCGACCGCCGTCTGAACATTCGCCCGGCCTACATGCTAACGCCAGTGGCAATCGAGTCCCGCGCTAACCAGCTAATCAAATCTGCAAGCGTACCGGGCGCGGACGCGAACAGCGGTATCGTTAACCCGATCCAGAACTTTGTGACGGTTTCCTCTGAGGCTCGCCTCGATGACAGCAGCCCGACGGATTACTACCTGACTGCCGCACAGGGACGCGACACCATTGAGGTGGCGTATCTGGACGGTATTGATACGCCATACCTTGAGCAGCAGCAGGGCTTCACCGTTGACGGTGCCGCGTTCAAGGTACGCATCGATGCCGGGGTGGCACCGCTTGACTGGCGCGGCATGGTTAAAGTCACCAAAAAATAACGACCGTCATCTGACGGTTTTTTATTACGGGGCGGCGCGTGCTGCTCCTTTTTTGTCTGGAGAGAAAAATGGCGAATAATTATCAGCAGGATGGCAACACCCTTGATTTTCAGAATACTGGTGCGACCGATATTCATTCGGGTGACGCCGTGCTTTCAGGTGCGCTGGTGGGCGTTGCTCACGACGACATTCCGGCAGGGTTGTGGGGTGTGCTGCATACCACGGGGGTGTTCGTTCTGCCAAAAGCAGCGGAAGCGGTTACTGTCGGCCAGAAGCTCTATCTGGCAGACGGTAAACTGACTGCGGAAGCGGGTGAGGCGGCGGCTCCGAATCCTCTGGCGGGCACGGCCTGGGCTGAGGCGGCGGCTGATGCGGATTCTGTTCCGGTCCGGCTTGGTTACTGATGAACCGCTTTCGGCAACGCCTGTTAAAAGCGGATGCCCGGATATCCCGGGCATTTGCCGAAGAGGTGCCTGCTGTCCTGTCTGTCGGCGCTGAGTTGCGTCCTGTTACTGTGATTTTCGAGACACCTGATGTCCCGGTTGACGTGCCCGGCGGGGGGCAAATTCAGGATCGCTCTCCGGCCTTCAGCGCGATGACCACCGATATCGTGGGGCTTGAGAAGCACCACGGCGTGGAGATCAACGGCACGGCTTATCGTGTGACGCACATTGGCGCTGATGAAGAAGGCCGCACCCGAGTCACGCTGGCGTATGGCGCACCGGGTAAGGTGCATCCGGACATCAACAAGTGGAGCTGATATGGCGCGTGAGTCCAGACTGCGGCGGGATTTGCCCGTCGATATCGATGTGGATGCCATCTGGCGGATAGCGGAGCACATCGGTGCCACCCATAAACAGTTTCGGGCAGCGTATTCCCGTGCGCTGAAGCGTACCGCCGCTACCTTACGTAAAAAAGCGATGGCTGACCTGAAAGACGGGCTGGCGCCGCGCAGCCTGGATCTGGTGCGCCGGCGTCTGCTTTCCTTTCGTCTTGATCGCGCTTCTCAGTCACAACTGGATAATTTTCGTCTCTGGTTTGGTCTCAATGCCATCAAGGTAAAAGACCTGAAAGGCAGGATTAACGGGCGGGTCAGGCCTCACCATACCCGGCGGGATAAATCCACCGGGCGGTATATAAAGGCGCGGCGCCAGGCAGAAAACGCCGGATTCACCCCAAAGGGCAGCCTGCTATCCCCGCGCACATTTGAAAACGGGGAAGTGGCGCGCTCCCGCCGTGAAAACCGCCGGACGGTGGTTATTCGCGATCCGGATACCCGTCGTACCCGCGAAGCGGAAGTCGATATTTATGAGCCGATGCTGAACTACATCGAGGATAATGCCTTTGCGGAGGCGATGGAGATTTTTATGCATCACTTTGAAACCGATCTACGCGGGCGTGTGAAAGCCCGTATTTCTGTCTGAGGTGGACTATGGCTGAGCCATTACTGCTGGGGCAGTATCACGATGCTGTCACCGGCGCACTGAAAAAAATTGCGTGGGTGCGTGACGCCGATGCCTACCCGGAAAAAAACGTGCCCCGCTTTACCGGACTGGCCACCCCAGCGGTCTATTTCTCCATTAACGGCTGGGAGCAGGGCGGCGGCAACGAGGGACAGCTTAATGTGAATCTGTCCTGCGATTTGTTCGTTGTGGTGGACGCGGCAGGCGCTGGCGTCAGCCGACCCGAAATTTTCCTGCGCACGGCGGCGGCGGATATCACTCAGTGGATTGACGGCCAGCAGTTCGGCCTGACCAGTCTTGAGCCAGCTGTCTTTATCGATGCGTCACGCGATGAGTTTGATCCGCGCATGGATGATTACCTGGTCTGGCGGATCTCCTTCACACAATCAGCAGCCTTTGGTGCGGATCCGTTTGCGCAGATTAATTCTCCGCTTAACGGCGTCTGGCTTGGTAAGGCTCCGGATATCGGGCGCGCGCATGTGGACGATTATCAGCTGATTTACGAGGCGAAACCCGATGAGTGATATCGAGGGCGATTTACAGCGTCGCCTGGCGAATATTGTGCGGCGCGGGGTTATTCATTCCGTTAAGCATGACGGTATACCGAAGTGCCGGGTGGATCTGGGCGACATTACCACTACCTGGCTGCCGCTTTGCCAGGGCTTTTCCGGGGCAAACCGGGCTGACTCCAATCCGTATGCGGTCGGGGATGCGGTCACTGTGCTGTCGGAGGCGGGCGAGCTTAATAATGGCCGGGTGTTTCCCGGCTGGAATACCGGCGGTCTGCCGGTACCGGAGGGCAGCGACAGCGAACATATCACACGCTACGGTGACGGTACCGAGATCCGGTATGACCGCACCGCGCATGCCCTGACCATCACGCTGGCGGAGGGCGGGACCTAC